GCAACAGAAGTTAGAAGATGGGCATGTGATAGATCAAGTGGAATTGATATGGTTTTGTGAACAATTCTGTCAATAGTGATGACAAAATACCCAGATGGTTTTATAATATGGTTATAAGCATGGGTATCATGGTATTCCTTGCTTTTGGATTAATCTTTTTTGGCATGTTATGAAGGAATTTGATTATGGTCTTGATTACAAAAAACTTGATTTTACAAATCAGGAAACTCGTAAACTTTATCGTATTGGAAGGGGAGAGCAAGGAGTTCTATTGGTACGCCCTTATACTAACAATATATGTGCTCATTGGAGATTCAAGACTCCACATGAGGCAATAATCTCTAGTCATAAAATTTATGAGATGTATGTGGAATATGAAAAGGATAAAGATTTCATAGGCATGGATATGTGTAGAAAGTTCCTTGAGATGGGGTTTACAAGGTCTAGAAGGTATGCAAATCACAACTCAGGTAGAAAGTATAAGAAAGGAACAAAAGAAGTATTACCACAGGAATCAGATCATAATACTAGTAAATATGCAGAGTCTGCAAGAATATTTAAAAGAGTAAGAGATGTAGCTGCAAAACGCAAAACTTATGTTACAATGAGAAAAGAATGGAGGGCATCTGAATGAACATCTTTGTAACTGATCCATCACCAACAGTATCAGCACAATCATTACCTGATAAACATATTGTCAAGATGCCATTAGAGTCTTGTCAAATGCTTGCCATAGTCTGTTCTGAAAAATGGGGACATGGGTATGGTAAATTGCATAAGAAAGATGGTACAGCATACTTTACAGATAAAGGTGCATTTCGTAATCACCCATGCACAATATGGGCAAATGAATCACTTGTAAATACATGGTGGTTAGTTGCTCATGGTATGGCATTATGTCAAGAATATACACATCGTTATGGTAAAACGCACAGTTGTCAAAGTGCAATAGAAGAGGCACAGAATATTATACCATTTACTTATCATAATACACCAGAATCATTTACCTTTGCAGGTCCTGATAAGTTTAAATATGATACAAGCATTGACATCTTCACTGCTTACAAGTATTATATAAAGTCTAAACCATGGGTCTCATCAAATTATTTGCGTGACCCTTCAAGAAAACCAAGTTGGGTATGAACAAAGTATGGAGAATATGGGCAAAGGCACTTGGAGACAAGTCTGGTAGATCTGACAGAGAAGCAGACTACATAGCAATCATAAGAACCTTTATCTTTCTCCAACTTATAATTACCAACTGTTTCATTGTTGGTGGTAACATCAGACATTGGAATGATCATCACATTCCACCATCCTATACTATAAGCAAATGAGTGATTTTATTTGGGTTGAAAAATACAGACCCAAAAAGATTGAAGAATGTATTTTACCACAAGGTATCAAGGATACCTTTTTACAGTTTCTAAAGAAAGGAGAGATACCTAATCTTTTATTATCAGGTCCTGCAGGTTGTGGTAAGACCACAGTAGCAAAGGCATTGTGTCATGAATTAGGTGTAGACTTTTATGTTATAAATGGTTCTGATGAAGGAAGATTTTTAGACACAGTTAGAAACAATGCCAAGAATTTCGCATCTACAGTCTCTCTTACAAGCGACTCAAAACATAAAGTCATCATCATTGATGAAGCAGACAATACCACTTCCGACGTACAACTCCTTCTTAGAGCGTCTATTGAGGAGTTCTCCAAAAACTGCAGATTCATATTCACTTGCAACTACAAAAATAAAATCATTGAACCCTTGCATTCGCGATGTGCTGTGGTTGAGTTTGGTATTAAGGGCAAGCATAAACAAGAGATAGCAGTAGCATTCTTTAATAGACTTGTATCTATTCTAGAAGAAGAAAGAATAGAGGCAGATAAGAAAGTTCTTGCAGAACTAATTAATAAACACTTTCCTGATTGGAGGAGAGTGTTGAATGAGTGTCAGAGATACTCAGTTGGAGGAAAGATAGACAGTGGTATTCTAGCAACTTTTAGTGAGGTAAAAACAAATGAGTTGGTTACAAATCTTAAAAAGAAAAACTTTTCTGAAGTTCGTAAGTGGTGTGTCAATAACTTGGATAACGATCCTACTGTTCTATTGCGCCATGTTTACGATAATCTTTTCACTACCTTGGTATCTTCTTCCATCCCTGCTGCTGTGCTTATTATTGCTAAGTATCAATATCAAGTTGCCTTCGTAGCAGATCAAGAAATAAATCTATTAGCATGTCTAACAGAGATTATGGTGGAGTGTGAATTCAAATGAATATATTTGGACTTTTAGGCATTTTTCTGCTATTATCAGGTATAGGATCTGGATTTATTGTTTATTATACAATTATGGAGATGATGAAATGAAAACAAACTTAAAGTTAAGTAAACAAAGACACCAAGTTAAGTCAAGATGGTATTATATATTTTGGGGGTCTGCAACATTATCAGTCTTTATAGGTCAAATGTATGTTGGAACTGGATATCGTCAGATGTCAAAATCTTTCAATAGACTATTGGATGAACCTATAACTATAATAGAGGAGAAGTTTGAATTAGAATCTCCTATGATTGTCCCTGATTCATATAGATCACTTTACTAAAATGTACAATTTATTTTTGGCTTGTCCACCAATCTATCATCTACCTGGCACATGGGATGATCCTGCAAAGATTGCCAGATGCAATGATACACTCATCCCTCATGCACATTTAGGTCAAGGTGCAGCATTTGCTGTGTTTCTTGGTTTATGTGTTCTTGCTCTAATTGGTTATGGTATCTACATGACTTTTGGTAGAGGAGGTAAAGATCTTAAGGATGAGATTAGAGAGCATGCTAGAATGCATGAATTAGGAATAGCACATGGTCATGAAGGAAGAGCACCTGTTATGACACAAAAAGCACAAGAACAAGATTATCCTCAACACAAACATGAGCAGTAAGTCTTTAAAGACTCCTCTTCGTTATCCTGGTGGTAAGTCACGTGCCTGTGCAAAAATGGAGTCTTTCTTTCCTGACTTACTTGATTATGAAAACTACTGTGAACCTTTTCTAGGTGGTGGTAGTGTAGCAATATATGTAACTAAAAAGTTTCCTCATTTAAAAGTATGGGTAAATGATTTGTATGAACCTCTAGTAAACTTCTGGGAATGTTTACAATTAGCAGGTGATATAATGCAAGAGAGATTAGTTAAATTAAAAGAAGATAATCCAAATCCAGAAAAAGCAAAAGAGTTATTTTTAGAATCTAAAAAGATAGTATCTGATGGATCACATGTAGCAAGAGCAGTTGCTTTTTATATTGTAAACAAATGTAGTTTTAGTGGTCTTACTGAGAATAGTTCATTTTCAAAACAGGCAAGTGATTCTAACTTTTCTATGAGAGGTATAGAAAAACTATCTGAGTATATGAAGATAATAAAACATTGGAAGATAACTAATCTATCATATGAAGAACTACTTGATGTACAAGATTCTTTTACATACTTAGATCCACCTTATGAAATAAAAGATAATCTATATGGAACAAAAGGTAAATTACATAAACATTTTGATCATGATAAATTTGCAAAAGATTGTTCAGACTTGTCATCTAATGCTGTATTGAGTTATAATTCAGATCAGTTAATAAAGGATAGATTTAAAGATTGGAACTATGGTGAATTTGATCTTACATATACAATGAGATCAGTTGGTAGTTATATGAGAGATCAAAAAGATAGAAAGGAACTTGTGCTTTTTAATTATGACTTATGAATTGAAAGATTGGTTGAACTCTATAAATTTAAATAAAGAAAATTTAATGGAGACAGACCCAACATCTAAAAAAGATTATGCACCATACATAATCAATCGTTGTTTATCAGGTCATTTAGATTGTGTTTTACTTGTTAATGAAATGAACAAATATCATTTCATAGATAAAGACCTTCAATATTCATTTTATCTAAATACAGTGAGGAAAAGAAAGCGATTTTCCCCTTGGCTTAGAAAAGATAAGATCAATGATTTGGATTATGTTAAAAAATACTATGGTTATAGTAATCAAAAAGCATTACAAGTCTTGAAAATTTTATCACATGAGCAAATAAACTTTATTAAACAACGACTTGAAATTGGTGGTAAAAAATGACTCAAAGTATTGAACCTCAGGTTAATTGGTCTCAAGAGAAAATGGTTGAGGTCAAACTGAATGAACCAGATGATTTTCTCAAGGTAAGAGAAACCCTAACAAGAATTGGTGTAGCGTCAAGAAAAGAAAAAAAACTTTACCAAAGTTGTCATATTTTACATAAACAAGGTAAATACTTCATAGTTCATTTTAAGGAGTTGTTTGCTCTTGATGGAAAATTCGCTAATCTTACTATTAATGATGTTCAGCGTAGGAATCGTATTACTCGCCTCCTTTCTGACTGGGGTCTCATCAGTGTTATAAAAGAAGAATCAATACAGGATATTGCACCTTTAAATCAAATCAAAGTCTTACCTTATAAGGATAAGAATGAATGGAAGTTAGAACAGAAATATAACATAGGAAAGAAGACAAAAGTAGAGGAAACAGTATCATAAAGTAGAGTTCTCCACCTTCTACTTTTTAGTATATCTTGTATAATTAGTAGTGTGAATGCTTAATAGGTTCACATTTACACTACACTCGCTTTTAAAGGAGGCACTATCATGGCAGATCTAGCACGCTATACTACATCAAATCTTGGAGAATTGATGGAGAGAATATCCAAAAATAGTATTGGACTAGATAATTATTTTGATCAGTTCTTTGAACTAGGACACTCTCAAACTTATCCACCATACAATCTTATTCATGTGGATAATGTAGAATCAAAACTTGAGATTGCTCTTGCAGGTTTCAAAAAGAAAGAAATCAAAGTCTATACTGAGTATGGAAAACTAACTGTTGAAGGAAATAAAGAAGATAAAGGTGAAGCAAACTATGCACATAGAGGACTTGCATCAAGATCCTTCAAGAGAGCATGGTCACTATCTGATGATATTGAAGTAAAAGATGTATCATTTGAAGATGGATTACTAGTTGCTACACTAGGTAAGATTGTTCCAGAACATCATGCCAGAAAAGACTATCTCTAAATAGAAATGTTCGAGATGGATCAGCACCCTTTACAGGGTGCTTTTTTATTGCTATAATATT